CTGTAATAATTGCATTAGTACTTCTTGCAGCATTACCATCATCTAATTCTACTCTTACATAATATGTACCAGTTGCTAAAGTACAATTAACAGATAGAGTTGTAGAATTAGTTCTACTAACTGTATTTGCTAAAGTCATAGCACCTGTATCTGATTTAATAAATTCTACTTGTGGAATATTTGTAAAGTTAGTTCCTGTAATATTAATTGTTGTAGCTGTTGCTGGAGCAATAGTTTGAGAAACATTTGCTACAGTTGGTTTAGTTTCACCAATTGTTACAGAACCACCTAATGCTACTGCACTACCATTAATAGTAATTGAGTTAGTTGCTAACTTTGTTGTAGCTATAGCTGCTGAAGAATTGACATCAGCATTAACTATTGTTCCGTCTGAAATTTTTGCAGAAGTTACAGCATTAGCATTTATCTTTGCTTCTTCAACTGCATTAGATGCAATCTTAGAAGCAGTAATAATACTGTCTTCAATATCACTTGATGTTATTGCTGCTGTTGCAGGTTTTCTTCCCACATATGCCATAGAAATTATTTCCTTGTCTTATTATGCTGAGATAGTATCTACAACACTTGTAATTATATCAACTGAAGAAGCTGCTGAAGCATAAGCTTTAACTGCATCTCCACTCATTAAAACAACTTTAGAACCACCATCAATTAATTCCAATGAACCACCTGTAGGGATGGGAGCATCTTTAATTATATAATAGTTTGTTGAACTGTTCACTACAAATACAGTAACATTAACTGCAGTACCAGAAGTATTAGTACATCTAACACCAATGATAGCATCATCAGAATTTGCTGCTGCTCTTAATTCTGTAGGAGAACCAGAGTTGTTGGATATATTTCGTTGTAAAGTTCTTTCAAAATCTTGTGCCATAGAATTATCCTAATTATACCTATTTTTTACCTTATTGTCAACAGAACTTAAAGTGCAATAGCCATTGCTACAGCAAATCCTGCTGAAGCTCTACTATCTATTTGACTTTGTATTGCTGAAGTTACACCATTTAAATATCCATATTCAGTATTATCTACTGAACCATCTCCAACTAGGTTGGCGTTTAACCTATTAGAAGAATCTATTGTAGCTTGTTTAGCATCTAATTGCGTTTGTGCATTAGATGTTAAGCTATTAATATATTGAAATTCTGTGCTTGTTACTGTACCATCAGCTATTTTAGTAGCATCTATTGCTGAAGCTAATGTTGTAACACCATCTTTATCTGAAGTTATTGCACCACTTATAGCTTTATTTTTCCAAACACTTGCTGAATTATCATATATAAAATAATTAGCATCTGCTAAACTAGCAAGTGTAACATCTGTCATCTCACCTAATTGGTCTCTAGCTGCTGTAGAATTATCTACATAAGCTGTAGTTGCAAGTCTAGTTGAATTATTTCCTGCTGCTTGAGTAGGAGCTGTTGGATTTCCAGTTAAAGCTGGAGAAGCTAAAGGAGCTTTTGAATCTATTTGAGTTTGTGCATTACTTGATAAAGAATTAATATATTGAAATTCAGTACTTGTTACACTACCATCTGCAATCTTAGTTGCATCAATAGCAGCACTTGCTTTAATATTTGCATTAGCTATATTAGTAAGTGAGTTACCAGTAGCATCTACATCTATAGTTTTATTTGTAAATGTTGTAGTACTACTTGGTGTAACACTTGAAACATTAGTATCTACATAAGTTTTAATTGCTTTAGCAGAAGCTAAAGTATTATCACTTCCAGATACACTTGTTAAATCTGTATCAAGAACTCCTGAAGCTAAATCTGCAACTTCAAGATTTGTAATACTATTTCCAGTACCATTTGCATCTATTGTTTTATTTGTAAATGTTGTAGTACTACTTGGTGTAACACTTGAAACATTATTATCAATATAAGATTTAATTGATTGTTGAGATGCAACTTTAGTAGCTGAGTTAGATGCTAAATCATCTTCATCTAAAAAAGCTGTACCACTAATTGCTGTATTTAAAACTGGACTTGTTAAAGTAGGACTTGTTAAAGTTTTGTTGGTAAGAATTTGTGAACCTGCTAATGTTGCAACTGTAGAATCAATTGCAAATGTCATTGTCTGAGCAGAACCTGTAGTATCTATACCAGTTCCACCAGTTAATGTAAGTGATTGTGAATCTAAATCAATTGATTGTGAACCACCAGTATCACCTGAAAAATCTAAATCAGAAGCTGTAACTTGAGCATCAACATAAGTTTTAATTGCTTTAGCAGAAGCTAATGTATCATTACTACCTGAAACAGATGTTAAATCTGTATCAACATCTGTAATTGCTGTAGCAGTTCCAATTACTAATGCATCTAAATTTACAGTTCCATCAAAGTAACCATCTTTAAATTCATGAGTAGATGAACCTAAATCAATATCATTATCTGTTGCAGGTTTAATTACACCATCTAAAATATTTAATTGTTCTACTGAACTTGAAGCAACATCAATATAAAATTTTATATGGTCGTTACCAGTATCTATTGAAATTTTATTTAATGGAGTAGCTAATCCTGCATCTCCAATTAATCCTATGACTGGACCTTCGGCTGCTGTGCCATCATGTTTGTGTCCAGTTGCATTAGAAAAAGCTGCTAGAAGTTGATTATACTCATTATTAAATAATGATGCATCAATTGTATTTCCATCAGCTATTGTACTTTGTCGTGTATATCCTGCCATATTATCTTCTTCCTCCTGCTATAAATGATACAAACATTCCATTTACTGAATATCCTGCGTCAGTATCATCAGTAAAGAATCTAAAACTATTTGTAAATCCACTACCTGTTACTAAAACACTTTTACTTGGTAATGTAGTTGCACCAAATACAGATGAACCAAATTGAGAAGTAGCTTGTCCAAATAAAGATGAACTACTTAAATTACCTACAGAAAATTGTCCAGGTTGTGGAACATCTGTAGAATCAAAATCATATCTAATTCTTAATTTTAAATTATTTTGTGTTCCTTCTGGTGAAATATTTGCTTTAACTTTATATAAACTTTTTCTTAAACCACCATCTCCATAATCCATATCTGGAGTTTGAAATCTTGCATTAATATTTGAAGTATCAAAATTATTACCAGTATCTAATTGATAAATAAAACCAGTATCATTTGAACCAAATTTCACTTCTTCATTAGAACTATTTAAATCAGAACCACAATGTTTAACTTCCATACCTTTAGATTCAGCCCATTCAAATGCAGGGATACCATTTTCATCAAATTTAAATGTTCCTATAATTCCCATTTGACTTGACTTAGCTTGTCCTGAGTTATGATAAAATAATCTATATTGACTTCGTTCTCTTATCACCATACTTGATAAAGTATAACTTGCTATATTATCTAGTATATCATTAATTCTAGGTAGAATTTTTCTACTTACAGAACCAATCTCAACATCAGCAATTCTGGCTGTACCAGCAACTGTTCTTAAACCATCAGGTGCTAGAAAAATTAAATCTCCACCAATCTCTTGGATGGTATTTCCGTCTACACATCCTATATTCTTTGTTATAGATTTAAGTATAGGGGTAGAATCAAGACTTGTCAACTCATAAATACTATTTTTACAAAATATTACTAGAGTATTTCTAAAGACTTTAATCCCTGTAATCACATCTCCAGTATCAATTGACCCTGCAGAAGACCCTTCAAAATCATAAGGTTTTAAACGAGTACTATAAGAGACTGTACTTGTTGAAGCTGATTGTCCTGCTACAACTAATCTTTCAGCATATATAGTATTTCTTTTAGGATTAATAGGAGCTGACCTAGCTAATTGTTCAAAGTAATATGTATAAGTACTTCCTACTTTAGTAATTTGTAATTCAGCTATTTTATTAGTTGAATCACAAATATATAAAGTTCCATATCCACCTTCAGATTCATAGTTACTAAATTGTGTATTAACTTGATTAGCTCTTGATAGAACTGTTGCACTAGATAAATCACTAGAACTCATTCCACTTTTATAAACAACTTGAGAACTAGCAGAAGCTACAACATTATAATCTAATGTTAATGCTGTATTACTTGCTATAGATAAAACTCTATAATCTATACTATTAATTCTAATTCTATCATTAACAGAAAATTCAGTTGTAAATGCTGTTCCACTTCCTGTAACATTAGCACTTCCTGAAGTTACTGATACTGTTCCTGTTTTAGCTTTATAAGTATCTTTATTAACTTGAGTCCAAGTTATACCATCAGTACTAAAATAAATATTACTACCTTGACATACTACAACTCCATCTGCATAAGGAGTTAATCCTACGATTGCATCTGTTGCTGTACCACTTGGTGTAGTAGCACTTCCAGCACCCCATTTAGTATATCCATTAATTCTTCTATAACCACCTGTTGTAGAAGATTCAAAATTTTCTAAAATAGTTGCAGCTCCAGGTGTTCTAAATAAAGCATGTGAACTAGATACTAAGTCTAGTCCTCCAGCAACTGTAATGGAAGCACCTTGAGTTGGCATATAATATTATCCTTATGGTAAGAGGTAAGTAAATCTTACATCTGACATATATTGTGGCTGAGGTGAATTTAAATTATCAGCCATATTTTGTAATCCTTTTTTATATTCATCTAAAGCTAATTGCGATTGAGCAATATTATCTTTAAATTGATAAATATAATATCTAGCTCTTGCTAGTAAAACTGGTTTGTATTGTTCTGGAAATAAAACTGTATCTGAATCTGCTGATAATGCAGATGGTCTATTATAAGCAAAGAAATAAATTCTATATTTTTTATCAGGAATAGGAGATAATCCAAATCTTCTACCATCTGAACTTCTAATAACTCTTAATGGAGTTCCATAAGTTTGTGAATCAGCTTTTGCTTGTTCTTCTGATTTAGCATAAGTATCTCTCCAAACAGTAAGAGTTGTAAATGCTAATTTATTAATTGTATAAGGAGAGCTTTCACCACTTACTCCTTCTGTTGTAGCAGTAAATGCGTTCCAGTTAACTGAATCATAATCGGCATCTACATTAGCTGAACCAGCTTTTAATAAATACCATCTAGTACCAGCTACAGTTTCAATATAAACATTACCATAATATTCATTTTGAGGTGCAGCAGTACTTAACCATGCCCAATCATCAACTGAATCTACAATATCAAAATAAGCTCTATTAACACAATTAGCAACTTGTTTTTGAACTCCGACTGCTCCAGAGATAGATGTTAATTCAGGTTCATTAATTTCAACTAACAATTCGTTAGTCATTGCTAAGTAGGTCTTTGCCATTTATTTAATCTCTATTAATTATATAACTATTGCAACAACAATAATTACAACACCAACTGCTATCACAACTTTTTTATGATTAGCCCATAAGTGTTTTGTTTCTAATTCTATTTCTTTTAACATATTATGCATAATATATCCTTTTAGTTATTTGCTAGGGGATATTGCTACCCCCTAACAAAAGTAATAGATATTAATCCATTACATAGATTGTTCTTCCAATTGCTTCTGTTCTAAGAACTTTTCTACCGAATACTAATAATCCTCTTATGATATCAGCAAAAGTAGTTGTACTTCTTATTGACTCAACAATTTTCAAATTAGACGCACAAGATATTCCACTCATCTGACCCCAAACTGCACAAGGTTGTGTAGCTGAACCAGCAGGAGTAGCACCTGATAAGTCATGTGTTTTACAATTGTTTGATTTATACATTTGGAATCCTCTAACGAGACCTG